ATGAAAGACAAGAAGAGACTGGTAGTGCTTTGGACCCGGATAAACGGGGTGGAGCGGGTGCAGGTGAGTCCTGAACTGGAGAGCCGGGATGGACGGAATGGACAGGATGGACGGAATGGACGGGGGATGGAGATCAACCGGGAGTTTCATAAGGCTTTGGGAATGAAGGTTGGGGGTGTGAGATGACAGAGAAGAACTGCAAAAAATGCAGTCACTACATCTTACCGGAAAACAGCGGTTTTGGTGGAGGGAAGAGCTCGCAAACAACAGGTAGGTGTGCCCTGGTGAACAGAATTATTCGCAGGATGAGCAGCTGCCCTGTAGGGGGTGCACGGTGAAAGAGTTTATGCTTCAATTCAGAGAAGGGCAGGAGTACTTAATCAGCGAGAGAAAGCTGCGGTGGACGTATCAGCATGGGATCAGCAGCGAGAAGTACCGTAGGGACGTTGATCGTGAGCTGACGGTGCGGCAGTTAGAGATAATCAGGGGCAATCCGGATAACGGGTATTACAAGTTCTACTACAATGGATCGCTAATTGAGAACTTCAGCATCGATGTGAGCAGTGACCCCAACCTGGTAATCATCAAGATCGATGATCCGTTTCCGGGTTATGCGCCGGGGCATATCGTGTATCAAAGCCTACCCTATGATGCCAAAGCCAAGCCAATAGAGAGGTTCTTTGTGAAGCTGGACAACGGCAAGGCGTTTGAGCGCAGGGAGTTTGGTGAATATGATTGCCCGATATGCAGATCAATCCTTAGTGAACAAGCACCTGAGACTATATCAATACCGCTGGAGGATGGAAAGGAGCTGCGTTATGAGCTGGTAAAGCCCAAGGTTGAGCCTTCAGGACAAGAGGCTTTGAGCGAGACAACCAGGCTGAAGAACAGGTTTCAAGTCATGGCCGAGAATATGCGGGTACAGGCGCATTTAGAGAGGATATTAGCGGCGATCCCGGTGCCTACCAAAGATGTCATATTCATTGGTATCAAGGGGCGGGTTTTTGCTTACGACCTGATGAATGAGGACGGATTCCGCCGTATGGAGCAGGGAGAATATGAACATATCTATAAGGTTGTTGCCGACGGGGATAGTAATAGAGTGATCAAAATAAGCACAGAGCCTGAAGCGGAGAAATGAGGCAACAATGTCTTTAGTGGCATCATCGGCATCCGAGAAAGACTCAAAAACATCCATAAGGGTGTCTGCACCAAAGATGATGGTGGATTGCAGAGCCTTGCGGTATGTTTCATCCGGGTACCGCTTTTTGCCAAGACCTTCGTCAAGATTGAAAAGGCTATATACACGTTCTTTAAGCAATTCGCGCAGCTGCTTTTTGGTGATCAAAAAGCGGATATCAGCGAGAGAAGATTCACGTAGATCGATAAGCATGGGACGCTCCTATTCTATTAGTTTGGTGACTAAGAGCAGGATTGGGGCGTCCCTAAATTTGTCAAGGCGGCTCTGCGGATCCGGAGCGGGGGACGAAGCCCAGCCCGGCCAGAGCCGCTGTTTTGAACCACAGAGGACACAGAGAAAAGCAGAGAAAAGCAGAGACTATTCAGGATTAAAAGCAGCCCATTATATACGCCAGGCCGACGGCATGCATGCAAGGATATCCCCGGTGAAGAGGGGTGAATACAGACAACCTGGCTGCGATCGGTGGGCTGCTTTGAATTTTGAAATAAGCAAACACACCCTACAACTCCGGGGCGGGAGTGGAGTCGACGCCCCCCGCCCTCTTAATTTGAAACGGAGATGTGGGGGATTATAAGGAGATGTAGGAATTGTGAAAGAGTTTAATGGAACGCAGATGACGGGATCGACAGGATCTACGGGATCTTGGGTGAGTGTGAAGGAATATGCAGAGCTTACGGGAAAGAGTAGGCAGGCGGTGCTGAAAGGCATATCCAAGGGCAAGTATAAGACCAGGGAAGTATCTGGACGTGGTAAAGGTGGAGTAGCATACGAAATATGGTATGCACTGACAACCACTGACAACCAGTTGACTGACAACCTGCCACTGACAACCACTGACAACCTGCCACTGACAACCACTGACAACCTGCCACTGACAACCACTGACAACCAGTCGACTGACAACCTGCCACTGACAACCACTGCACTCAAAGACCTGGATTCCAGCCTTCGCTGGAATGACGGGAACGTGGAGATCGGTGACCAGGCGATGGACGGTATGGACGGGATGGACGGAGATAGTGCCGCCCTTCCAGGGCTGGGTGGTGTGGGGGATGGTGACCAGGGGTTCCGCTCCGCTCCACCCCAGGCTATGGAATGCCGTCCCTCCGGGACTGAAAAGCGTCAGGATGACGCTTCCACTATGGAGGCTATGAAGTCTAAGCGTGGTAGTGTAATTGAGTATGTACCCTATCACAAGATGGATGAGGCTCAGCTATATGCCTTGCTTTTGCAGGAGATAGACAGGCGGGTGCGGGGCGCGGAGAGCAAGACCAGTGAATGGGCAAAGATCACCCAGGAATATAACCAGGGTGAGCTGGTGCCGGATTTGAAGAAGCTGAAGGGACGGCGGAGCGAGCGGGGACTGCGACACTGGTATCAGAAGTGGCAGGAGAGCGATCAGGATATGTTCCAGTTGGTCCATAAGAACAACTCGATGCTGCGGGGCCGGAAGGTGACGCAATTTGAGCAGGACTATCTGCTGTACCTGCTGCTGCGCGACAGCAAGATATCAATCGGCAGCGCGATCACTGACCTGAAGGATGAGGCGCGGGAGAGCGGACTGGAAAGCCCGAGCAGCGTAGCAACCTTGAAACGCTGGTGCAATGACTGGGCAGCGGCACATCCGGCGGTGTGGGGACAAGCGCGGCTGGGAGACAAGTGGGTGCATGACAACATAGTTCCGAGCATCCTGCGGGACATGAGCGACATTAAGTTTGGCGATGTATTGATCGCAGACGGACATATAGTCAGCAACGATATAATCAATCCGGCGACAGGGAAACCCGCCAGGCTGACACTCATCATGTTTTATGACTGGGCAAGCCGGTACCCGGTGGGCGCGAGCCTGGCCTATACAGAGGACAGCGTACATATTTTGACTGCCCTGCGCAACGCTATCCTGCAACTGGGGTTTATCCCCAGGGCGGTATATCTGGATAACGGACGGGCGTTTAAGAGCAAGCTCTTCCACGAGAGAGCGGATGAACATGACCTGGAGAAGGAACTGGCGGGGATACTGCCGAGATTGGGCATTTACGCGCATTTTGCAACGCCTTACAATGGCCGGAGCAAGAACATAGAGAGATTTTTTAAGACGATGCAGGAGGAGTGGGAGCGGTTTATGCGGAGCTTCCGGGGTGCCAGCATTGCGGACAAGCCAGCGCATCTGATGCGTAACGAGAAATGGGCTAAGAAGATGTTTGAAGGCAAGCCGATGGGCTATGACGAGGCGCTGACGATGGCCTATGACTGGGTGAGAAACAAGTATGGCAACCGTCCACACTCCGGGCTGAAGGGGATGAGTCCCTACCAGGTGTTTGAGGAGAGTGAGCGACCAGCAGACCGGGAGATCAATGTGCGGGAGCTGGATATCTTGATGCTGAAGGCGGAGCGGACGAAGGTGCGCAAGGACGGTATAGTGCTGATGGGCAACAAATACTGGGATAACGCCATGATAGACTATGTGCTGCAGCCGGTGGTGATCCGCTATGACTACTGCGATTTGAACAGCATCCTGGTGTATGATATGCGCAGCCATCTGATCTGCGAGGCGGAGCTGAAAGAGAGCGTTCACGGCTTTGCTGTCTTGAGCGATAATCCATTGGCATATCACCAGGTGAAGGCCAAGATCAAAGAGCAGAAGCAGATGACAGGGCTGATCCAGAAAGTGGCAAAGATGACGATGCAGAAGAGCAAGGACGGCGTGGAGCGGGAACTGGCTAAGCACCAGGAGATAATAGACCAAAGGCATGCCGCTATAGAGGCGCACAATCCGCTATTTAAGAATCCTCCGATGAAGCCTAAAGTGGCGAAGCGGGTGGATGTGAATGACGAGGTGGCAGAGCTGGAGCGGATAGCGAGCGGAGCAGGTGAACCCTTGAGTACAGAGACGCAGAAGCACAGAGACGCAGAGGAGAGCGGAAAGAGTGAGAAGGTGATCTTGCTGGAGGATCTGCTGAGAGATGATGAAGGGGAATTGGCTGAGACGGTGAGTTTTAGCGAGATGCAAAAGATCATTGGAATCAAACGATAGAGAGGTACAAATGAAAGAAGGGAAATTAGCAAGACTGAGCAATGTGATCGCGGCTGATCGGTGCGTGGAGTATCTACTGGCGCGACCGAAGCTGGAGATGGTGGGCCTGGGGCTGATATATGGGCATCCGGGGCTGGGTAAGACTACGTATGCGCAGCGGATGGCGTATGGCAAGGGCTGGATCTATATGAGGCTGGAGAGCTATATGACGCCGAAGACCTTTGCAGTGAGCCTGAAGCAGGTGATAATGCGTCATTTGGGGATGGGGAACCACCCGGTGATGGGCAGTGCGGCGGTGATCTATGAAGAGTGCATCGGGCTGCTGCGGGAGCATCCGGAGATCGTGATCGTGATCGATGAGATCGATTACGCGTTTCGGAGCTATCAGCATGAGATATTGGGCGCGATCCGGGACATTGTGGATCAAACGCTATGCGTGGTGATCCTGGTGGGGATGCAGAACGCCAAGGACAGGCTGTATCAGATAAACCGCTATTATTTCGACAGATGCGGGGTGTTTTGCGAATTTGCAAGCCCGACTAAGAAGGACATCGCGATCTTGATGGCCACGGTGATGGAAGTGGGCTTTGGCGAAGACCTGGTGGACTATATCGCCAAGCGAAACCAGGGGACCCTGAGAGACACGATCAAGCTGATGCACAGCGTGGAGAGCGTGGCCAGGGTAAAGAAGCTGGAAAAGATCAGCGTAGCGGACTTGGAGGGGTAAGATGTGCAAGCATGAGCGTAAAGACAATCAAGCTAAACAGATAGCAAACAACTTCGTGGCGGTGTGCCGGATCCCCTTTGGAGAGAAGACTTTTGAAGAGATGACGGGGCTAACGGGGGGAGGCAAGTATATCCGGGAGTGGCTGGAAGATGGAAAGATCAGGGAGATCGAGGCGGGGATCTACATAGTGTGTGGCTGCTTTGGCCAGAGCATAACGAGTGTGGAACGAGACTGGAGGTTTACGGTAGAGGGAGCCTGGCTGGTGCAGGAGGCACTGCCGGAGAGTTCGCTGCGCAAGATTGGCGCTGCTATAGGGCGCAGCAGGCAATGGGTTTACAGGTATTTGGAGGCAATGGCGAGCGTTGGCGCGGTGGCCTGGGACGGGAGCAATTACGTGAATGTAATAGGCGCAGACGTTAGCAGGATAGGCTGCGAGATCGAGAAGGGGATTTTATCCCGGATGAAGCGGGAGGGGAAGGAAAAGTGGTTAATGAGTTAATGGTTAATGGGTTAATGGGGCTGGATTCCAGCCTTCCCACCCCAACAGCCAACAAGTTGTCTGTCGGGGACCCCGGTCGCAGGAATGACGAAGGAAATAGCTGGAATGACGGCCAGAGATGCAGAGAGCTGCGCAGGCTAATCCAGGCGCACCGGATCAAGCGGTTGGGGTGGAGTGACTATGTGTTTCATTACATTATGGAAGGGTTGGGCTTTGGGCGCTCATTAAAGGCGTTGGATGAGCAGCAGTTAGGCGCGTTGTGGGAGATCGTGAAGGGCTACCGGAAGAGCGGAAAGCCAGTGGAATTTGAATATGACAAGCAGGGGCGGTATATGCATGCATTGATGACTAAGGCGGGCTGGCCAGAGCATACCTTACGGGCGTATATGATGATCAACTTTAGCAAAACCCACTGGAATCTGCTGGATAAAGCCGAGCGGAGAAAGGTGATAGATCAACTCAAAGAATGTGTACAGGAGGTACAGAAATGACAGTAACGATCAATCTGGTGTATATCATAGCCGTGTGGCTGTATGCACTTGTAGTAACAGGCTTTTGGGTTTGCGCGCTGATCCGCAGCGGCAAGGACAGGCAGGACGGGATCATGGAGCAGGCTGCTATGGGCGCAGAGAGCAAGCAGATCCGGGAGAGAGCTAAAGAGCTGGAAGAGGAGAATGGGAAGCTGCGGAAAGAGATCGAAGCCCAAAAGGATGGGAAGCGGACACTGGCAGAGCAGTATATCAAGATCCAGAATGAATATGCCTGGTACCGGATGCTGGTGCGAGAGGCTGATCCCAAGGCACATGAAAGAGCGAGTGTGAGCATGTATCGGCAGAAAGGTGCCGCAGGATCGGCGTCCTGCGCTACGGAGGAGGCTCAGAATGGCTGAGATCACGAATGTAATCATCCACTGCAGCGACAGTGAATTTGGGACTGCCGCGGAGATCCGGCGGTGGCACCTGCAGAACGGCTGGGATGACATTGGCTATGACTGGGTGATATTGAACGGGCTATTGGTGCCGGAGACGAAGTGGCAGAAGAAGCTGTATATGGCTTGTATGGACGGGATGATCGAAGTGGGCCGGAAGGTGGACGGAGATAATATCCTGGTGGGCAAGGAAGTGGGCGCGCATACGCTGGGCTATAATGCCAAGAGCCTGGGAGTGTGCCTGATCGGAGTGAAGGACTTCACGCCTAAGCAGTTCTATAGCCTGGCTGTGCTGTGCCGGGAGATCGAGGTAATCTGGAAGGTTCCTGCAAATATGTTCCTGGGGCATTATGACGTGGCACGCAAGACTTGCCCGAACTTTGATGTGCAGCGGTTTATGAAGGACAGGGACGAGATCCTGAGCATAGCCCCAGGACACAGAGCTATCGACGTGAACCGTTACAGGCTGGCGGGAGGGTTCTGATGGACAGGATGGACATAATAGACGTAATGGACGGTGGAGTGCTGCGCAGGCTGGAATTTGTTCAGGATCGGGTGCACATGCGAGTCAGTAGGGCAGGTAAGAATGATATAACCTCTTCATTAAAGGCAGAGGTTGGAGATCAAGACGAGATAGTTCTTAGTTACTTCAATGATGGGACTCTGCTGGTATCCAGAAATCGTTACTATCCCGTAACCACATTTATGACAGTTCATTTAGCACGTCCCACTGAAGAGGGGAAGCGGAGGGCGGTAGCCTATGTGCTAAAGGCTATGAGTGAGCTGCTCCAGGATGAAGATGTGAATGAGGAGCTGGATATATGAGCGATCTGAATGATTACCCGGACATTGACCTGGCTACACGGAACATACTGAGCATGATAGAGATCGTAGTAATGGAGATGGGTGAGGCTGCCAAGAAAGCGGTGGAATATCCGCATTTGGCAAGGCCCTTCATGATGGACATGATAGACTTTAACAACAAGATGAAAGTATACAAAACAAAGGAGATACAAAGATGAGCACGATGGAAGTAAATGCACACATTAAGCAACACGTGGAGCAGATCCCGCAGGACAGCCTGGAAGCGGCGGGCAAGCTGCACAAGGACATCGAGAGCAAGTTTATCGAGATGGGGCAGGTATTTAGCCATATCAAAGCCACGAAGATCTTCAGGATGAAGGGCTATGAGAGCTTTAAGGACTGGGTGGAGCACGAGCACAACATGAGCGCGAAGATGGCGAACAAGCTGATCCGGCTGCAGCGGCTGTTTGTGGAAGAGATGGACATGGATGAAGAGACGCTGAAGGAGATCGGTTTTGACCGTTTGATGATGATTGCGCCGATGGTGGAGAAGGCGGACTGGGAGAAGCGGGACGAGCTGGTGGAGCAAGCCGGAGAGCTGCCGATTCCGCAACTGGCGGGAGAGCTGAAGAAAGCCAAGCTCGAGTCACAGAAAGACGCTCCGCAGGACTTGAAGAAGGTGCTGGTGGAGCAGTGGAAGGAACGCTTTCTTGCCGTCTTCAATTGCTCCTGGACTGAACTGCAGTTCAAGCTGGCTCTTCTCTTCAGCGGCACTACCGACGAGGCTCTGCTAACCATCAAAGCCCAGATCAAGGATGCACAACGGCAATTTGAAACCCCGGAGGTGACAAATGCCGACAGGTAGACCTAAATGCCCTATATGCCAGGGAAAGGGCACTTTGACGGAAAACACGCGGGAGTATGAATTTATCACACGGGATCCGATCACGGCCAAGTGCATGATCTGCAATGGAGAGGGTTGGCTGAACCCCAGCACGAGGCTACCGAACGGGAAGAGAGTGTTTGAGGTGTTCCGGAAGGATAATGGAACGCAGAAGACGGGATCTACCGGATCAGCAGGATCGAAAGAAGTCATGGATTCCAGCCTCCGCTGGAATGACAAAAATGGTAAGCGGTTGAACGTGAGCAAGAAGGCGGTGGTGAATCCGGAGACGGTGGATACCGGGGTGGGATATGCGCCAGGCGTGGACGATATGGACAAAATGGAAGGGATGGACAAGCCCGGGGCGGAGAGACCGAAGGAGCATTATGAGGCGCCGATGTTCCTGGAGATGGCATTGAATCCGAGGCTGAACAAGGTGCTGGCCAGTGGCAAAGAGTTCCTGATCGTGACCGAGACAGAGCCGTATTACCTGGATGTTTACCGGATGATCCGCAAGCAGGAGAAGAAGCAAGGCACCTGGACGCAGCAGGATGAGGAGCGGTATGTGGAGGTATTGGAGGAAGGCTATGATTCTTTAATGCTGGATTCCAGCCTGCGCTGGAATGACGGGCGGTTGGAACCGAGGCGCAGAGCATCAGAAAGCATTAACACGAATAAGGAGGTTAGCAATGGCTAAGACGATAAAGAACGGCAAGACGGTGTATTGGATCGATGGCGAGGGAGTAGAGACTCCGGAGAAGTACATCGATAAGAGCCTGAAAGATCGGGATGCATTTGTGAGCAAGCAAGTGGCGAAGGCGCGGCAGATGCATATGCTGATCAGCAACTTCAAGAAGCAGATGGAAGCTGACCTGGCGAGGTTCCTGGAGATGAGCGCGCAGCGGGAAGGCGAGGAATGGATTGGCGGGACAACGCTGTGGAACTTCAGCATGGATGAGAGCATCACGATCAAGGTGGCCAAGAAGTGGACCTTTGACGAGAAGCTGCAGATCGCCAAGCAGAAGATTGACCGGGTAATCGCTAACCGCAGTGAAGGCAGTGATGACCTGATCGTAGCGCTGGTGAACCGGGCTTTCAAGGTGGACAGCAAGGGCGAAGTGGACGCCAAGCAGATGATCGGACTGAGGCAGCTGAAGGTGGATGATGAGCTGTGGAATGAGGCGATGGAGCTGATCGCGGACAGCCAGAAGGTGCAGAGCACGAAGACCTACTTTTACTTCCAAGAGGCTGGGGCTGACGGGAAGATGGTGAGCATCGTGCTGGACTTTGCGGCGCTGTAAAAAAGTGATGAGGTGATGGAGTGATGAAGTGATGGAGATAAAAGAGCTGTGGCAGATGGCAAAAGAACTGGTGGGTGAGGAGGAACTCACCCGCCGGTTCCGGGCGTGGATCGGGACATTGATCCGCAATGCGCGATTAAAGCGCGAGAAATGCGATTCTACGGCACTGGAGGCTCAGGATACCCTTATCATACTAACTGACCTGAATGAGCGCACCAAGAGCCGTTTTCAGGCGACTGACAAGGCAACGCATTTGATAGTCACTTTGCTGAAGAAGGGATACTGTGTGGATGACTTCAGAAAAGTGCATGAGGTGAAATGCGGGCAGTGGCAGGGGAATGATAAGATGGAGCACTGCCTGAGACCGAGTACCTTGTATGCGCCGAGCCATTTTGATGAGTACCTGGCAGAGTGGTGGAAGCAGGACAGGGAGCGGAAGGAACTGCAGCAGAAGCGGCAACAGGCGCTGGATTCCCGCCTTCGCGGGAATGACAAAGAGGGGCGCGGGAATGACAAGGAGGGGACAGTGAATGGAGTGCAGCGGGCGGAGCGGGATGCGAAGGTGAAGGAACTGAACGCAAAGAAGTGGAATGAGCATGCGAGCTGGCTGGACTTTATGCGGTGGACGATCCAGTTTCCGGACGCGGAGAGCCTGGAGGCGTATCCGATGCCGGAGCGGGTGCGGAAGATGCGCAAGGCACCGGGGATGATGATGCAGATTGCCACGGGCAAGGTGGCGGAATGGGCAGAGGTGGAATACAGAGAATTGAAGCAGGAGGCGGAGCATGGTAAGAACTGACAGGTACTACAGGCCGGATGAGGTGGCGGAGCTGCTGAGCGTGGACAAGGGTACTGTGTATCGGATGATCAAAGACATAGAAGATCCTCTCCCGGCAATAAGGCTGACCGGAGACCGACATTTGAGAATTCCAGGGCAAGAGCTGAGTGATTGGCTGGAGCGGAGGCGGGTGAATCCGGAGGATATATGATGGACTGAATGGACGAAATGGACAGGATAAAGCCCGGCTGATGCCGGGTTTTTTTGTAACTCCTGCCTACTCCTGCCTACTTGTGCCACAGTATTTTTGACAAAACGCAGAAAGTGTGGCGTAAGCAGGCAGGTGCGTTTGACAGGGTAAGGGTATGTGGCACATTGACGCGCATGAGTAACAGCAAAGCTTTTAGAGAAAAAAAAGAGATGGCGTTTGAGGCTTTTATCAGCGGCAAGACGAGTCCGAAGGAATTGGCGGAATTGGTGGGCTGCAGTCCGGTGACGATTGGGAAATGGATAGCTGCCGGGAAGTGGGACAAGATCGAGGGTGAAGAGCGGAAGCTGAACCGGAAGATCACGGTGGCAAGGCGGAAGGCGCTGCTGACGGCATTGGAAGAATATGCCAAGGATCCCAAGAATACTGCCTTGCAATCCTTGGTGAGCATACTGCGGCAGGAGATGAAGCGTGAGGAGCCTGCCAAAGAGCTTTGTGACTACATAGTGAAGTTTTTGGATCAGGTGACAGACTTTATGATTGAGAAGGGATATGAGGGGATGCTGAAGCAGTTTCAAGCTATTGTGATGGATCTGGCTGAGTATTTGAGAGTGAGGAACGGATGAGAGATTTTATACAGATCCCGACATGTACCTCCGAACGTCCCGGTGGCGATTCCCTTGCCACCGGGCGTATTATCAAGCGTCAAGATGGCGTTTTCACTTTTCCCTACCGGCCCTCTCAAAGCCCCGCACGGGTGACCTGCGGGGCTGCCCTTTTGAAAGAGAAGCTGATTGGACGAAATGGACATTATGGACGGGATGGACTGAATGGAAGATAGGCTGGTGCAAGTTCTTTTTGCTCTGTTTGGGCTGTATGCCGGAGTGATGAGCTGGCTTTTCAAGATGGCATGGAATGACGTGCAGCGGCTGAAGCAGGAGCTGAGCGAGATGCGCGCGAACTGCGCGAAGTGCCAAAGCGGGACGCTGGAGAGCATCCGGGAGCTGATTGACGAGCGTTTTGACAAGTTTATGATCACTGTGGAGCAGAAGATCGAGCAGGGCTTCACTAAGATCGAGCTGAGCTGGGTGAATGATGGGCGGATCAGTCCCAAGAAGCAAAAGAAGGACCAATGAAAGCTAAGACAATCCAGGCATTTGCAGGGGACAGTATATTGCTGCAGGTAGCGGTTTATGATGACCGGAGCCAGGTATTTGACCTGGAGGTGAATAAAATCCAGACGGCGCGGTTTGAGGTTCCTGCCTTGAGCATAGCCGTGGATGGTAAGATGAGTGGGAACGTGGCCAGCTTTACGGTTGAATCGGACAAAACCACGGCTGGCAGCTATCCCTACTATGTGCTTTTGATCGGGGATCAGCTGAAGTTTACCGTGGCATATGGCGTGCTGCAGGTGATGAGCCTGGCGGAATGAGCATGATAGGAATTCGCGGAGAAGCGGGGCTGAAGATGAATGTAAGCGCAGGTATATACTTGCGTGGCATAGCACTGAATGCGAGGCAGACAATAGCGCAGAGCAGCGGGCTGGATATCAGGGTAGCCCAGGAGAGCGGGTATATCATCGCGGACGCGAGCGGCGTGGTGGGATTTAATCCGCTGAATCCGGGGCAGAGAGATCCCGGTGCCAGGCTGGTGCGGGATGCGGACGGAAGAATAGGAGACGAACAATGAAGAGACTTTTAATCATATCAATCATGATCACGATGCTGTTTATGACGGCAATACAGGCACAAACTTACTACAATCTGCGCTATAGCTGGGAACAGATCGATGATGCGATAGCTGCGGTGCGGGATACCTTCCCGGGGCTAATTGCGAGTAAGCTGGACAATGAGGTGAGCCACTTGGAGCTTCCGGAGAATCCTGGGGTGCCGATCCTGGTGAATCTATCCGTGTGGGGCTCTCCCCTGGACACTGAACATGGCTATATATTTGCCATAGACAGCGTGAGCGTGATCCGCGTGGCGGCACACACTACTGATGGAGATGATACAGACAGCTACAGCGTAACGATAGGCGCAAGCGAACCAGATCCCGACTATACGCTAACGGTGGCGGGGCCTGCGATAGCCAGCCGTTGGGACGTAGCAGGAGCGGACTTTGCGGAGTACTTTGAAGCTGGAGAAGAGCTGGGGCTGGGCGTAGCGGTGGTGTTTGACGAGTATGGCCGGGTGCGGGCTGCCAAGGACGGAGAGAAACCATTTGGCATAGTATCAGCCGGAGCCGGCTTTATCGGGAACTCAGGAAGGCCAGCGCTGCCTATACAGACAACTGCTTTGGGCGATACGATTTATCAAGAAGTGCAATACGTACAGGTGACACGAGAGGCGCGGTTTCCAATGATGAAAAGCATTACAAGTTGGGTTCCTGCAGAGAGATTAACTGAGATACCCAAGGACGCGGTGACTGAGATTAGGCGCGAGCCAATCGCCAATCCTGACTATGGCAAAGCGTACATCCCTCATCGTAAGAACCCGGCGATGGTATTGGTGGGTTTGGTGGGTCAACTGCCACTGAAGAAAGGGCAGGTGACTCATCCCAATTGGTTCAAGATCAAAGATTTTGACAAGGACACAGAGCTATGGCTCGTAAAATAATCCTCGCTGCGTTCCTGCTGGTGGTGGCAATCCTGCCATCCGCTATTTTGCTGGTCAAGCCGGAGAGTCCTGGAGCGCTGCCTTTGCGTATGCCGGGTGGTGGAATGCCTGTAAGACCTCCCTTCCCCGCACCGAAGAACGTGAGCATCGCACTGATCCCTGACCAGTATAGTCCGGATTCGATCCGGGTGAGCTGGGATCCCGTTCCGGGAGCGAGGGAATACCGGGTGTATACTGCGGTGGCAGTGAGAGACAGCAGCGTATATGTGCCATTCTGTGAGCCAGTACTGGATCAGAGTGGCAACATGATCTGGCAGTACAAATACAGTTTTCATCCTACTTATGGAGATCCGTACACTATCAACTACAATACGGGAGCCGGCTATTTACCGGAGATGTGGGGCAAGCTGGTGACAGGTGGATGGACGCAGGACAGCGGGACATTGAATGGCACTTCCTGGACGAGGGAATATGAGGGCGAGCGGGACAGATTTTTCTATGTGGTGGCGGTGAGATAGATGGCTAAATTTATCCAGCGGCAGCAAAAGGAACTACGCGAGATAGCGGCAAAGACGCCGCAGGTGCGTCCTTTTGCCAACGACACGCCGCGGGATAAAGAGGAGCGGATCAGGCGGGCCAGTGGAGAGGGTTGGGATAGTTTTCAGTATTTTTGCAAGACCTATTTTCCGCATGTGTTTACGAAGGAATTTGCGGAGCAGCACCGGGAGATGTTTGAGGAGACCGAGGCTGCCAGCGGGGTGATCGGGATCACGGGATTCCGCGGCCTGGGCAAGACAGTGCTAATGGGTGTGGTATACCCGCTGTGGCAGATCGTGAAAGGCTGCCAGTATGTGATCCATACGGCGGCTGATACGGACCTGGCAATGGAGCGGACGGCATTCACCCTGAACGAGCTGAAGGAGAACAGACGGCTGCTGATGGACTTCCCGGAGCTGCAGGTGATCGAGGGTGAGAAAGAGAATTTTTATCTGAAGAACAGGTGCCGGATCAGAGCACGTTCAATCAAGCAGAGCCACCGCGGGACGTTTAACGACAAGAACATGAAGCGTCCGGGGATAATCGTTTGTGACGATATCGACAAGGAAGAGAACGTTGGCAGCCAGACGATTGGCAAGCGGAAGATGGACAAGATAACGCAGGAACTGGCGGGGGCTTTGGACCCCAGTGAGCCGGGCAAGGTGATCTGGCTGGGGAACCTGGTGCATCCGAACTATGCGATCTGCCAGTATATGGAGCTGATAATAGGCGAAATACGAGCCGATAATCCTGAACTTGAGCTTGGATACCAAAAAGTGATTAAGACGTCACAGCGGGCACTTTTGCGCTATTCTTTGGAAGATGCTGAGGGTAAGAGCACCTGGCCGGAGCAATATCCGGATGAGATCTTGCCGGAGCTGAAGAAGCGGTATGGGCATAGCGGGTATCAGAGAGAGATGCTGGGGCAGCCGGTGATCGAAGGGAACATATTCAAAAATGATTGGTTTAAGCGGTACAAGGCTCTTCCGGAAGCCAGCAAGATGAAGCGTGTCTGGCTATACGCTGATCCTGCCTGGGGAGAGAAGGGCTGTTATAAAGCCATCATCTCCGTTGGATATGATGGCAGCCGCTTTTTCGTGATCAACGTGTGGGTACGGCAGACGGAGAATACTAAGTTCTTCAGATACTACTACGATGCCTATCAGGAGCTTGACCGGGCGTACCGGGTGAAGCTGCGGGCAGCTTGTGAAACGACTTATGGGCAGGCGCGAATCCTGGCAGACTTCGACAGATGGGCTACTGATAACCACTTGCCTCCGATCAGTCACAGAATCAAGCGTATCGATAACAAAGAGAATAAGAGCCTTCGCATCGAGCGGACGGAGACGATCATCGAGACGGCTAAGGTTCTGTTTCCGGAGGGGCAGGATATGCCTACTTTGGTGAGTCAGTTCCTCACTTATCCGGATGGGTATGTGGATGGCCCTGACGCGCTGGCAGGGTGTATGGAGCGGTTCTCTGAATATGACATTGGGCGTAACCGGGTGAAGGTGCGGAGGATGAGCTGGTGAGCTATTTTGACCGGATGATGCTGGAGTATTACCAGGTGCTGAACAATGCCTGGAGAAAAGAGATCAAAGAGGCAGCCAGGACAGCGATCGGGCTCTTGAGCGAGATGCCGAAAGCTGAGCGGGTGGATAGATCCAAGGTGGACATGCTGCTGGAGGTGATCAACCAGAATTTGGGAGATGACTTTATGATGGCAGTGAGCACTGAGACCAAGGCATACGTGGAGCGGAGTTTACGCTTGGGCATCCAGGACGTGAAAACGAGCGCGAAAGTCAGGATCAGCATCGGGCTGTGGGGAATCAAGGACCAGGCTTTAGCGAGCCAGGTGCAAAAGCAGAATCTATTTTGGATTGGGCAGCACTTTGGTGCGGATATCAGTAATGACTTCCGGGAGACGATGACCAAAGCGATAGAACATGGCTACACCAAAGAGATGCTGGCAGACGCATTGAAAGAAAGCTTTAGCGATTTGGGCGATAAGGGAAGCGTTTACTGGCAGGGCTTGGCAGAGCACACAGCGCTAAGGATACGCGAGTTTGGACGGCTGTCCGGATACGAAAAAGCCGGGGCGCAAGGCTACAGATTGGTGAATCCGATGGACTCCAGGACGAGTGAGATCTGCTACGCGCTGGTGAGCCAGAACCTGGTGTATCCGCTGGACGTGGCTTTGGAAGTGCGAGACAATCTGATGGCCATCGATGTGAACGTAGAGGGGTTGGAAGAAGCGAGAGAGCAGATAAAAGCGCTGGCACCTTGGGTAAAAGAGAGTCAGATCGAGCGTGATAGCGATGGCAATCCGACGGGAGTGAGCGGGGCGCATACGCCGTTTCCGCCGTTTCACTGGAAGTGCCGGACGCAGACGGAGATAGTGGTCTAATGATGAACGGATTAGTAATTAGCAGATTAGCAGATGATGTGGTTAATGAGTTAATGGTTAATGGGTTAATGGGACTGGATTCCAGCTTTCGCTGGAATGACAAAAAGCGCTGGAATGACGGGAGAGGAGCATAGATGAAAGCAATTCCTGTAGAAGTGAAGGATGTGATCACGATACTGAATCTGCCTGGTGACATGGCGGAGAATCCGATATTTAGCGAGCATGAGGCGCTGGTGCTGAAACGGCTGGCTGAGATATGCCTGGATGATGACTATAACGATGCTGCAGGTGATGATCTGGAAGCGGGAGACGCGGTATATGTGGCGTTCCGCTATGGCTATGCTTTCCTTCTGCTGGAGAGCGTGGCGGAATTCCTTAACCTGAAGACTTTGGGTGAGGGGATTGTGAAGAGCATCGGTCTGGATAGCTCTGCTACAGAGCTGCTGACGGGGGCTGAGATAGAAGAATTTAAGAGCAAGCTGGAGACCCGGGCACTATCACTGCTGAAGGCATATCTAAATGAAGATGGGCTGGCACGGCTGTATGAGCTGAAGCCGAGACTTGCGCGACTGATGCGGGTGGGTGTGATCTGATGGATGAACTGATGACCGAGATCTACCGGGCTATATTCAATGCCCTGGAGAGCAAGATGCATCTGATCGGCTCTGTGATCGATGGCGAAGCCAGGCGGGAGATCCTGGAGAAGGAGATCTATGACAAGGGTGATTTTTACGCGAACGCCGGATATGTGGTGGAGAGCGATGCTAACGGGATGACCCTGAGAGTGGGCAGCAACGTTAAGCATGAGCCTTTTGTGCTGGGTGGCAAGACCCCAAGCTGGACACCGATAAAGCCACTAATCGCCTGGGTGGAGCGCAAGGGTTTATCCTGGGCGGATAAGAAGACAGGCAAGGCGCTGAAGGTGGAGCAGATGGCTTACATGATCAGAGCAAAGATAAAGGCGGTCGGCATTGATGCCAGGAACGTATATGAGACAGTTCTGCAGAACAAGGAAGCGTGGATATATGAGCAGTTTAACAGCATCGAGGTGAGGATATGAAAGGGGTTAATGAGTTAATGGTTAATGGGTTAATACTGGATTCCAGCCTTCGCTGGAATGACGGAAAGCGCTGGAATGACGGAGGGACGGAACAATGACAGCACTGCAGAAGTTTGAGAATGAGCGCAGCAGCATCCGTAGCGCATTGATGGATGCGGGGATCGCCACTGTGTTGTTTAATAAGGACGATATCCCCAAGGATCTGCCTGCAGCTATTGTGATTTTGGACGGTGAGACGGGCAAGAACGGGACGGGGCGGCGGTTTGTGGATACGGATATCGCCTGGACGGTGTATTTGGTCGTGAACGCAAGCAAGGCAGAAGATCCGGATGCGGATTTATACAGGCTGAAAGAGGCTTTTAGGGAGAAGTACCGGGCTGCGATGTACCGTGATATACCGGAGATAGAGTATTACACGAGCAGGCTGGATGGAGCGAGATTGGTGCGGGTGGCAAGGCTGGCGCTGCTGAAAAGCGGAACGGGAGCGGGATCTTGAAAAAGGTTAATGAGTTAATGGTTAATGGGTTAGTACTGGATTCCAGCCTACGCTGGAATGACGGAGGATTAACGCAATGAAGGTAACTACTATAGGCGGAGCGCGGGTGATTATCAGCGGCGTGAGTGAGCTGATAGAGAAGGGGTACCGGGCCGAGACCCCGGACTTGAGTAAGATGAGCCGGGTGGGTAAACAACTGATATCCAAGGCTGTGGAAGCTAAGAAGGTGGTGAGTGCGCCTTACAGTATGAGCAAGCTGCTGAACCTGCTGGATACAGATGAGTACCACAGTGGTTGCATCGATGCACTGGCTATGGCCACGGTGATGAAGGTGGAGTGCAAGAACGCCCAGGTAAAAGCCTGGATGGAAGCCGCTGAATTCCCCGGCTGTGAAGACCAGAGCACGATACTGGCTGAGATGATAAAGTTTTATCTGGCCTGTGGAAACGGGTTTTTGATCAAGATGCGGAACGTGAAAGGCGAGTGGATGGGGCTGGAGCGGATGCTGCCCAGTGAAGTGCAGATCGTGGAGAATTATGACGAGTTTAACTTCTTCCGTCCTAACTACATCCAGGTGGTGAATAACGTGAAGAAGGACTTTGCCTACGCGGACGTGATCCATATGAAAAAGAGCACCCACAGATCCAATGCCTGGGGGCTGGCCTGCCTGCCGATCGCGATTAACATCGAGATTTTGGGCGAGATCAAGACATTCGATTACAACAACTTTAAGAACGGGCTGATGGCAGATTACTTCATGATCGTGGAAGGCGGTACCCTGCGGGACGGAACCGTGACAGACGAGGCCGGAAACGAAGTAATGAGCGATGCCTATAGTGAGATTGAGAAGGCACTAACCGAGGTAAAGGGCAATGCCAGGAGCCACAGCACGGTGCTGATCGAGAGCGAGAGCAAGGACGTGAAGATACGATTGGAGCCGCTGAGACAGCAGGACAAGGACGGAGGCTTCCTGAGCCTGAAGAAGGACCTGAGAGAAGGGATAATGGCCTATCACAGGGTTCCTGCCAGGATCGTGAGCCAACTGATTCCGGGGCAACTGGGCGGGGATAACACGAGTGATATGAAGATGTTTTACCACTTTGTGGTGAAGCCTTTGCAGAAGCGCCTGGCACTCAGCCTGGCGATAGAATTCAACTATGAATTTGGATGGGGCGTCAATCCTGATGACTTTGAGTTTGGGGATTTGACAGAGACTTTAACAAGCGAAGATGAGAAGCTGTTCAGCAGCCTCCGTAACAAGTAAGGAGAAGAAGCAGATGAGATTATTCTCAAACAAAAAGCGCATTCAAAAAGGCGCGCTGCGCAACGTGGACGTGGACCTAATCAGCCTACTGTTTGACGATGTGAAGCCTGCCAATATGAAGGGCGCGATCGTGAAGAGCGCGGATGGCAAGCAGGGTAATATCCTGGGGGCTACCGCAAAATTCAAGAGCGAGACTGTGGGCTCTGAGGGCCTGCTGTACGTGACCGTGATGGAACCGGATGTGGTGGACGCGCAAGGCGATACCTACACAACCGAAGAGGTGAAGAAGGCTGCCTACCGCTTTGCCAAAAAAGGACTTGTAGGCAAGAACGATGTGAATCACAATTACCAGCCCGTCCCGGAGTTTGTAGTAGCCGAAAGCTATATCCTGAAAGCCGAAGACAGAGAGCACTTCCCGAACACCAAGGTGGGAGCCTGGGTGTGCGTGATGAAGTGTGAAGACCTGAATTCCGAGCTCTGGCAGAAGGTGCAGAAGGGCAAATTCAACGGGGTGAGCATCGCGGGATTCGCGGAAGAAGCTGGTGGCAACAACGCTGCTTTGGTGGCGGAGCTGAAGAGCCAGATGGAAGCGATCCGCAAGGCTTTGGGCGAGAAACCCAATGATGACAGCAAGAAGGCCCTGGACCTGCTTCAGGGACGGATTAACGAGCTGGAGAAGGCGGACGGGCAGTCCGAGACCACCATGCTCATCAAAGCATTCACAAACGAGATCAAGGAGCTTTCCATGCAGATCAGCAAAGCAATCAGCAGTGGGCTGAAGGGGGAACCGGGGGAAGCGAGCGATCGTGAGGTAATGATCGATGGCACCAAGGTAGTGGTGAAATCCGCACACCGCGAGATCTACAAGGGCATCGCCGAAGTAGATGGCGGCAAAGCCATGAACATCCTGACGCCCAATACCACCAGCCTGTTCATCGATGAGGTGATCGGCAGCCGGCCGGGTGATACCCTGGCAGACATCACCGTTGTTCCTCTGCTCAAGGATGAGACCATCGATGCGGGCGTGATCAACGACCTGGTATTTACCAATTCCCTGGATGAAGCCGCTGCAGCTCAGGCTGTGGGCAGCGCCAGCATCACCTGCACCACAGGCATCCTGAATGCCGAATTTACCCTGGGCAGGGACGTGGTGGAGTTTTACAAGGATAAGTATGGCGAAGATGCTTTTGGCGCATATGTGGAGCAGCATATTGCCCGCAAAGCCGAGAAAGCGCTGCGCTTGCTTCTGTTCCGTGGTGACAGAACTGCCGCCGCAGGGCCTTACAAGGCTCTTAACGGCATCATCAAACAGGCTACCACTGCCGGGGCTGTGACCAGCCTGGACGCAGAGACTCTGGTGAACTGGGACGAGAGATTTGAAGGGGCTTTACTGGCATTTGCCGATGGCATGCTGGAAGAGCAGGAGAACTTCAAGTTCTACGTGAGCCATAAAGACCTGGTACGCATTCGCAGCGAGCTTTCCAGACGGCAGACCGTTGCCGGAGACCGCCTCTTGCTGGAAGGCGGGAATGTGTCTTTTGCCGGGATCCCCGTGAAGCCCAGGCTGATGCCTGATAACTACATAATCGCGGGACTGCCCAAGTTCATCATTTTGGGCTACCGCACTGACGCCGAACTGAAGGTGGAACACCACGGATCTGACTGGAAGTATCACTGGTACATCCGTGTCCGTCCCGGCATCACCTACGTCGACGGCTTTGTAAAAGTCTTTAACATCAACTAAAGGAGGTGAAAATGAAGACTAAGACTATCATCCTGATTATCGTTACCGCGATACTACTGGCGGGGATCGTGGCGGCACTTTCCGCTCAGACCCTGCCTGTGGACAGCCGTAAGAAAGAGATGCAGTTTCACCGGAGTTTTGAGTGCCTGCGCTATGCCGCATCAGCGGATACAACCTGGCGCCGGATCACGATTCCGGACGGGACAGTGGAAGTACAGATCCTGCCCGTGACAGGCGCGATCGGTGTGCGACCGGACTCCCTGTATACCAACAACAAATATGTGGATATAGCTGCCGGAGTACCCCTCAAATTCCCTGTTTACCGCGCTACCAAGATCTATGTACGCAGAACTGCCGCCGGAACCGCCAGTGTAGCCAACGTGCTATTCCTGAAGATGTAAGGAGAGAATAATGGATTTCATCGCACATAATAGCTCCTTTATCATCGGAATGGTGGCCGCAGTGGTGGTTTGGCTGCTTGGCAAGATGGGGATCAAGGGTTTGGACAAGACTCAGATCTCCGCTATTTTGACGATCATCCTGGACATCATCCAGGACATCAAGACCAATCCCGCGACCAAGGACCTGGATGACTACAGCAAGAAACAACTGGCTGTGAAGCGCGTGGAATTGGCTTTGCCGACTAAGAAAAAGAACCTGATTCAGAAGGTCTTTGGCAGTATCGGCGCGGCAATCGAATACGTGTTTCACAACAAGAAAGAACTCTCGAAGCTGCCTAAAACGGCGAAGGTGGTGATATAATGGCATTGACTGCACCGACATTCCCAAGTGGCACCGTGGCAACCGACCTGCTGTTTAGCGCGCTGGTGGATACCATGATCGCGGACAATGTTTACTTTGGCCTGGGTGAATACACCGCTGCCGAAGTGGGCACTAAATATGCGACCAAGACCGCGATGGCGACGGAGATCAGCACCTTCCTGAAACCGCTGGGTGAACTGGCTGAGAAGCCGGGCAAAGCCGACAGCAAGATCAGTAAGCTGAAGAGCCGCAACTATCAGATCCCGGGGAAGCGCACCAGCACGGTGGAGCTTACTCTGAACGGTCTGAGCATGAAGCAGAAGGATTATCTGGAGAGCTCCGCTTTTAGCGGGGTGGTGACCACAATCCTGCTGACCAACAGAGAACAGGACAGATATACCATATTCAACGGCATGCGCTGGACCGTGGACTGGAGCGCTGAAGCTGATGGGCTCTATACTGTCGTGATCTCAAGTGAATATTCCGGTAACACCGCAAGCAAGCTGTTTGTGGGCAAGGGCTTGGCGTAAGCCAGATAAACAGGGCCGTCCCTTAACGGGGACGGCCATAACTATAGCTTGAATGAACAGATTAGTGATTAACGGATTAGTAGATGAAATGGTTAGTGAGTTAATGGTTAATGAGTTAATAAAGCTGGATTCCAGCCTTCGCTGGAATGACATAAAAAGGAGAAGATATGGCCAACCTGGAAGAATCGCCACTCTTTGATGAGGGATTGCCGCCTTTGGAGATGGAAGACGAGGACTTGAGCTTTGACCTGCTGGAGCATGTGATGCCGGGGGATCATGTGTATTTTGCTTTGGGTAGCGCGCTGTCGCACATTGCAGATATTAACATTATATATAACAGCGAGATCTGGGATATCCTGGAAAACATGGTTGTATTGGGCGAGCTTGCGGATAAGCCCGGTAAAATTGACAGCAAGATCAACCGCCTGAAGACGCGCAACTATTCGATAAGCAGCAAGCGCAACAGCAGCATTGAGATCAATATCGTGGGGCTGAGCACCAAGCTGAAGAACTACCTGGAGACGGCTTTGTTTCAAGAGCAAGATGTAGCCATCCTGATCACCGAAATGGACAGAGATAAGATGGACGTTTTGACGGATCCCGGATACCGCTGTTTGTTGCTTGATGCCATGCGCTGGACAGTGGACTGGAGCGCTGAAGCTGATGGATTTTGGTCTGTCGTGATCAGCACCACTGTGAATGGGTTTACCGCCAGTAAGATATTACCATTTACATCAATACCATAACCCAAGGAGGAAGAAATGAAGATTAATCTAAGCTATACTCAATTACGACAGATCATGGGTCTGGCAGTTTCAAACCAGACCATCAGGATGAAACTTTCCGACTTTTTGGGCGGGAAAATGACCAAGATCAGCGAGATCGAGCTGATGGATCTGATCTATGAATCGCAAATCGATACCGAACTCATCAGGATCCTCTCCGGCAAAGATCCGGATACGATTGAAGCTTTCGAAGGGATCGAATACATCACCGCTTTTTTCGCCTATTTCGCGAGCAACAAACCGAGATTCAGCGCCTTGCTCGCCAGTATCGGATACCAAGTGCAGCAAACTGCTCCGAGCACTCGCTCGAAAGTTTCGAAATGACCATGCGTGAGCTGGGCTTCGGATCTGCAGACTTTGGTAGCCTCAGCGTCTCTGATCTCTACTTACGCTTCTGTATTCATCATGATACTCATAGAGTAAAATAATGGCAGAACTTTCCTTCCGCTTGGTCCTGATTACCGACGACGCTTCTGGCAAGCTCCAATCCGTAGCCCAGGAAGCCGAAGACCTCAAAGCAAAGGTCGAAACTCCCAAAGAGGTCAAGCTCTCCGCGGAGCAAGCCCTCGCTACGATCCGTGACGTCAAGATCGCCGTCGATGGAGTCCTCCAAGTCTTCAGCGGCTTGGCCAACGGCATGAATCAGTTCATGGACGAAGCCCTCGCCGCGCGTCAAGCCATGACCCTTGCCAAGCTCACCTTCGGCGAATCTGCGCAGGAGATGTCCAACTTCGCCAATTCCATGCAGCAGGTCACCAACTTCGAAGGTGACAAACTCCTGGCACTCATGGCCAAGCTCTCCATGACCTACAAGATGACCGGCGGGGATATTAAAGCATTGACCCCGTATCTCCTGGACTTTACCGAAGCCAATAAAGCCACCGGTATGACCGTGGAAACCGCCTTTGACCTCATGGGAAAAGCCCTCAATGGACATACTGAAATGCTCGGACGCTACGGCATAGAACTGGACGATGTCCGCCTTAAACAGGAAGGTGCAGCCTACCTGGTCGAAAAGCTCTCTTCCGAATATGCCGGTACCGCCACCGCCCTGGCTGATCTCCGCCTTCAGAATCAAAACGTCTGGGGCGATGTCAAAGAGTCCATCGGCGATATGCTTCAGGTGCTCATTACCCCCCTGCTGCAGGGACTCAAGTGGCTCATGGAATCTTACAATAGCCTCTCTCCCGTGCTCAAAGGCTTCGCCGCCGGCATCATGATCGCAATTCCCCTGGTCGTATCCATCACCACCGGGATCGTCGCCCTTACCGCCGCGGTCCATGCCCTCAAGACCGCCATCAATCCAGTAGCCGGGACCATCGGTATCATCGTGGGACTCCTCTCTGCTGTAGGCTTTGGACTTGCGTCTGCCAAGCTAAGCATGGATGCCGCTGGTGAAGCTTCAGAGACTATGTCACAAAAAATCGGAGATGTTAATCGCGAAACGGACGTAGAGGTCGAAAAGTTTAAGCTCTTATCGAACCGGCTCCTGGAGATCAAAAACGCGACTAATGCGACTAACGCAGAGAAAGAAGAGATGCGTGGGATCATCAAGAATTTGAATGATGAATATAAGCCGTATCTGGGTAACTTAAATCTTGAAACTGCAGGATACAATGAAATAGCCGCTGCCGCGAAAAGTGCTGCTGAAAACATTGCCAAAAAGAAGCTCGCAGAAGGATTTGGCTCATTAGCGGCAGAGCAGGCTGATAAAGTCGCCAGGGCTCGCTTACGGCTGGATAAAGCGATGATCTTCAGTCCGCAAGAACAGGAAGACCTGGCTATGTCTCGCGAGGGCGGTGGACAAGGTGGTGGAGCAGACTGGGCAAAACAGATACATAAACAACATCAAGACCGAATTGACTTCTTTACTAAAGAGTACCAAACAGAAGTAGCTGAATATCAGAGAGTAGTCAAAGCATATACTGACGCCATGACTGCTGCTGACATGAGCATTACTGACAATACTGGCACTGGATCCGGATCCGGTTCTACCTCACCCCTCGACGACGAAAAACGCCGCTATGAGGATATGGTCAAAGAGCTTGCCGACTTAATGAAATCAGCTACCGAAAAGATCGAAGAGGAATACAAAACCCGTCTGGCTCTCATCCAGAAATATACTAAAGACGGATCCGAAGAAGAGAAAAAGCAGCTCGCGGATCTTGAAGCCTGGAAGACCACCAAGATCAAAGAAGCCCAGGACAAAGAGAAAGAGCTTCAGGATAAGATGATCGCCGACGGACTGGCCGCCGAAAAAGGCAAATTCGAGAAGCAGATAGAGTACTATTCAAACCTCGAAAACCTCGGTATCTCCACCTATGACGCCCTCAAACAGACCATGAGCGATTACTATGCCTGGGCAAAGGAGCACCTCACCAAAGAAGAGGCAGCTCTCATTCTGGCTCAGATGCGCGAGTCCAATCTCAGGTGGGGCAAGCACCGCGCCGATCAGCTTTACAACGAACTTGAACACCGTAAGGAACTGGCAGATATCAACGAAGATTTTCACAAGAAAGACCTGGAATTAGCCGGTAATACCTTTGCCCTTCAGCTCCAGGCTATAGACGATTACTATGCCGCCAATAAAGCCAAACTCATCCAGGCTGGCGTCACTGAAGCTCAGATCGTAGCTCAGCAGGAAGCCCAAAAGAACAAGATCAAGCTCGATGCGGCCGCTCAGTTATCCTCCGGGACTGCAAGCATCCTTAATACCCTGGCTAATGCCCAGGATAAAGAGAGCGAGAAAGGCTTTAAGACATGGAAAGCCCTGGCAACCGCTCAAGCTCTGGTAGATATCCCCTCCAGCGCTATAGCCGCCTATAAATCGGTGGTCGGAGTTCCCGTAGTCGGTCCCGTCCTCGCTGTAGCCGCCGCCGCTGCTGCAGTGGCTGCCGGAGTCGCCAATCTCAATCAGATATCAAAGGCAAAGTACGAAAAAGCCGAATTTGGCATGTATGTCAATGGCCCGTCTCACGCCCAGGGCGGTGTCCCCATCGAAGTAGAAGGCGGTGAGTTCATCACCCGCAAAGAACGAGTCTCTGCCCTGGGACGCTCCTTCTTTGAATTCCTCAATTTTGCCCCGATCGAGGCGGTGAAGCGGGTATTCAGCGGATTCTCGCTTCCGAGACTATCGGTTCCGATGCCGGAATATGCTTATGCCGGGGGTGGAAGCGTGAGTAATAATGGTATTTACAGCTTACTTGAGCAGATATCTACGAAGCTGGATATGAGGCCGTCAGTGATTGTTAATGTCGATCCGATCACCGGCAAGGCTGTGATACTGTCTGAACTGATGGATGAGGGTAAAATGATCAGGAGCGAGGTGTAAGCGATGCCGAATTTGTTTAAGATAGACTTTGTGCAGGGTAAGACGGATGCCAGTGACTATAGCCAGGTAAAGCACAGCCTGGTGGACACTGCTTCCAATAGAGTGGTCATCAGTTTGACGATATCCGGGGATAAGCTGCAGAGCGTAAGCAACTACTCCAGGGAGCCCAAAAGGCTCGTATTTGAGTGTTTCCCCACGAGCTGGATAACGGACAACATCCTCTCCGGAAGCAACGAGCATGAGCGGTATATATCGCACTTTGAGGTGAAGGTTTACCGGGATGGAGTGCTGTTTTTTACGGGGATCATCGACACATCGCAACTGAGCTATGACGTGAGCTCCGGGATCGTGAAATTTACGTGTTATGACAAGATCAAGCTGATGAGTGTGTTTTCGGATCTGACGCATTATTATAGCCTGACGGCGGGTTATCTGCCGATCTGGATACTGGGATACTTTTTGCAGGATATACAGCAGACGATTCCGGTGAATATTCCGTATTTGAATCAGTTTGCGGTGCCTTCGCACTTGATCCCATCAGGATCACCACTGACGATTGTGCATGTGGATTTTGATGATCTGCTGCAGTTCCCTAACCCTGCTAATGGCTGGACATACAGCTATCATAGCAGCGGCTGGCCAGGACCTTATTGGGGATACCTGGTTGATACTCCCAGCAATAAGATCACATTCGTCTTTGCCTATAAGAAGGTGATCCAGGCAACCTATCCCAGTCCTGCGACTACGCGTTATCAGGGCAGGTTTAGAGGCAAGGTTTACCGCTTTCTGAATGGCATTTGTCCTATCGTGGTGGAGTATGATGAGAAGACCGGGTGGGAAGAAGATATCATATCCGTTGACAATGCCTATAACGAGTTTTTGAGCTTTTTTAACGATAATAGCATCAGCAGCAATACGCTGTTTAGCGGGCTGAGCAGTACCGGGAGTTTGGATGGACGGAGCTATGGGAGCAGCCAGTATGTGGATCATTGGATTGAAGCGCAGTGCAGCGGCAACATCTTCCCCAGCCGGATACAGCCAGGTAAATCTTATGAGACATATAAGGAAGAGCAAACGGACAATATCAAGGCATTGCAAGGGATGCTGATGCTGTATAATGCCACGATCTTCACTACTGCTGCAGGGCAGATCATCCTGAAGAATAAGGACGCGTATTCCGCTACTATTATAGATATAGAAGATGAGGACGTGATTAGCTTTGTGACGAAGCGGGGTAACCAAGAGAAGCCGGGGATCACTGCTATAGATGTGTTGGCTGGTGATACGACACAGCTTCAGGGCATAGTTAAGGGCTATCTGATCGACTTCTATGATTCCAAGTGGAGCGTTGAAGTTACGATTGATCAGCTATCCAAATACAGTCTGTCGCTGCAGAGCAAGATTAGGATTAAGACGCTCGTTTATGCCATAACTGAGATTGAGCGAGACTACGTAAATGATGAGTATAAGGTGAAAGCATGGCTGTTATAAGTGGTTTTAGATTGATTCGACAGACACCTGGGGGTGTGCATTACTTTAACTGTACCAACGGACAGGTGGACTATAATCCGGGGCGGAAGTACCGACTGGAGAAGAGGAATGCCTTTGATCCATCCATACTGCATCAGAGAGAAGAATATCGTGAGGATGGCTTTGATCTGCAGGCAATACTGACGCCTGAAGAGTATAATACTCTGGTGAGCTTTATCACTGCAGCAGGGCAGCTTTATCTGGAATATACGGCGTATAATGAAGTTAAGAGCCAGTTCCCGGTGAGAGTGACGAATCTGCCGAAGTGTCCGGATGATCTGCATGAGTATCCGGAGAAGGTGAAGTTTTCATTAGAATCAAGATACATCGGATCACCCGGGTATATTGATTTTGGGATCATCGTTATCGAGGATGATAACGATTTTGTGACATCAAATTGA